GGGGGCTGTGCGTCTTTTCCGCGAGAACGTCACGGGGAACGCCGACGGCCAGCTGGCCGCCCTCGTGCCGACACTGGAGTCAATGGGCTGCACTGTTGCGGCTGGAATTTTCGCAGCGTCCGAAGTCGGGGCCAGCCACCGGCGCGAACGATTGTTCGTCATGGCCGACCGAAACCCCGGCACCAGCTGCGCCCGTGCAGTGGACTACGCCATGTGCCGACGACACCGGGGCGAGGGTGCGGAAGTACGCGCAGGGTGGCACGGCACTGTCGTTCCAGGCGACGCAACCGGCATTCTGGCCGACGGTCAGGCCGAGGGGCGGGGGGCCGGAATCGGCGCAGCGCAAGCAGGAACTTGGCCGGGTGAACAGCGGGGGCGGCGACTTGCAGGCGGCGGTCTTGGGGGTGACTTGGTCGACCCCGATTGCCCGCGACCACAAGGACGGCGCGACGACCTTGGCGAACACGCCGGTGAATGGGATTCTCGGTCGGCAGGTGCTTTGCTTCCGGCCTTTGCCCCCGGCCCCCGTGACCCCCGCTGGCCCGAATTCATTGAAGCTGCACCGGGTCTTGAACCCGCTATTCTGCGAGTGGCTGATGGGGTGGCCTGTCGGGTGGACAGACTGCGGTGCGTCGGCAACGGCGCGGTTCCGCTGGTGGCAGCTTATGCGTGGCGCACTTTGGCAGCTGTGCTTGCCGAGGGACGAGGCGCAGGGCCGTTTATTCTGAACGAAAGGGTCGCGGCATGAGACTGAAACAGGGCGACTATTTGCGACTGCACTTTCCCCTAGACGGCCTGACCGCCGACCAGCGGGCGCGGGCGGTGGCGGTCGCCAACCGGGCCGAGATTCTGGTGGGGGTGCTGCTGACCAACGGCGGCGACCCTGACCGCCTGCTCGACAAGATCGAATCATATTTGCCGGGTGGCGCTGCACCATGAGTTTCGACGCCATGAAATGGGCCATACGCCAGCGCCTCGAACCCCTGACCCGGGTGGTGCTGGTGGCGCTGGCCGACAAGGCCGACAAGCAGGCCCGCGCCTTTCCCTCGGTCGGGTGGCTGGCCGAGTTTTGCGGGTGCAGCCGGTCGACCGTGGTGCGCGAACTGAAGCGCCTGCGCCGCATGGGATTGATTGACGACAGCGGCGACCGGGTCGGCCTCACCAGCCAAGTCAGGGTCTGGCAGCTGCGCGTGGCCGAAGACAGCCTGCCGTTGGGGCAATCGCGACGCCGAAAGGGTGTCACCGTGCAAGACGCTTTGAACGGCCTGAAACAGTTTCAAGCTGCTGAACACCTTTCAGGGAGTCAAAAGGGTGTCAGGCGTGAAAGGGTTTCACGGGTGAAACAGTTTCAAAAGACGGATTCAAAGGCTGTCACCGGTGACACACATAATCAGTATGAATCACATAGGGGGGCGGGCGCGCCTACGCCCGCGAATGCGGGCGCGCCCGCAAGGCAGCAGCTGACGTTCGAGGTCGCCGCCGATTGGCAACCGCCGGTGCTGCCGGAACGCAGCAAGGTCAGGTCATTCGTCGAACATTGGACTGCCGACGAATTGGGCAGGCAGGTCGAGCGGTTCCGCCGCAAGGCCAAACGCGACGGCGTCGGGCCTGACCTCAATGCCGCGTGGGCGGCCCACGTCTGGCAGGTCGAACTAGAAGGGGGTGTCTGACCATGACCAAGCAGCCACATCAGCCTTTGGAACCGTGCGAGGGTCGCGACCCCTGCGGGGCCTGCCAGCTAATCAGGGACGCCCTGACCGCCGCTGCCGTTCAGAGGTTCGCCGCCTGGAAGGCGGTTGAACAGCGGTGCGAGAGTCCGATTGAATCGCTGCTGCTGGCGGCCCTGTTCGCTGCCGGTCAGATCGAACCGCAGCTGCGATTTTTCGCGGTCGAGGAAGGCCCCACGAATTACGGCCTTGTCGGCATTTACCAGCAGGCCCCGCTGCTTGGCCGTTACCGGGTCGACGTGTTCATTGACGACCGCAGCAGCGACCCGCACCAGCACCTCGTCGTCGAATGCGACGGTCACGACTACCATGAACGCACCAAGGAACAGGCGCAGGCCGACAAGGCCCGCGACCGGGCGCTGGTCAGGGCCGGGTTCAAGGTCATTCGGTTCACCGGCAGCGAACTGTTCAAAGACCCCAAGGCCTGCGCCACCGAGGTCTTGCAGCACCTTGGGTTCATTCAGCGGCGGCACCAGCGCCAGCTGGCAAAGGCCACGCCATGACCACCAAGTTCAGGCAACCGGTCACCATGACGGTGACCACGACCGACCTCGCCGCAATCCTGACCGAGGCGCTTTGCACGTTCAACGCCTTGGCCGACCTAGAGGTCATGACCGTCAAGCAGCAGGGCCTCGACTTTGTGCTGTCGCTGGCCCCCAAGGAACGGCCCCGCGCCCCGGCACGAAAGGAACCGGCGGCATGAACTCTGCACCGCTGCGCCGCGCCACGCTACACGCCACGTCGCAGCACAGCGCGGCGTTCTGCTGCGCGCCCCGGCACGTCGCACCGCAACGCAACGTCTGCAAAAACCGCCGTGTTCTGCTATGAACTGCGAGGCAATGCCATGAACCGCGCCCCGCGCTGCCGCGCCGTGTTTCGCGCAGCATCGCATCGCAACATTCGGCATCGCTTCGCAGCGCAACGCCAGTTCAGACTAGGGAGAAAATGCCATGAAAATCTGCACGGTCGAGTTTGAAGGTCAGGCACCGTACAGCGCCAGCCGCGCCCACTGCGAACCCAAGCTGCCCAAGGAAACGCCCGACGCCTACGAGGAACGGACGTGGGCCGAAAAGGCCCATGTGATTGACGGGCAGGTCGTCATTCCCCCCATGGCGTGGAAAATGAGTGCTGACCAGGCGGCGAAGATGCTTGGCCGACAGATACCCGGCAAGGGCAAGTCGACCTATACCAAGTTTTTCCTGTCGGGGGTCATTGTCACCGAACCGGTGCCGATTGCCCCGGTCGAGGCAATCGAAAAGGAACGCATTCACGCCAACGCCGACGGGGTGCGCGGGTCGGGCAAGCGGGTCTGGCGCAATTTCCCGCGCATTGACGTCTGGCGCGGGGCGGTGACCTTTCACATTATCGCCGACGAAATCACCGAAGACGTGTTCGAGGAAACGATTCGCTATTCGGGGCTGGCCGTCGGGGTCGGTCGGTTCCGGCCTGAACGGGGTGGTTACTTTGGCCGGTTCGAGGTCACCAAGTTCAATTGGCGCGAACTATGAACTCGCCTCGCCCTGCGTCACCACGCATCGCAGCGCCCCGCGACGCAACGATTCGCCACGTCGCGCACGGCGTCGCCTTGCATCGCGCCCTGTCGCCACACGCCGCAACGCAACGACTGTTTCACCACGGCGCTGCGCGTCGCTGCCCACCGCTGCTCACTGCCGCGCACCGCACCGCAACGCGACGTTTCGCAGCCCTCGGCCCCACGGCGCAGCACCGCGCACCGCCACGAATTGCGGCGCTTCGTTTCGCGCCGCCACGCATCGCCCCGCCCGGTTCCGCACAGCAGCGCGGCGCAACGCACTGCCGCCCGCCGCCTCTTGACGCACCGCGACGCGACGCAGGGCGACGCAACGCTTCGCCGCGCAACGCAACGCCTCAACGCCCTGAAGGAATCCGGCCATGAAATTCACCACCAACCCGCAAACCCAAGTCGACATTGAAATGCTGGCAAACGCCCTTGCCGCCCTCGGCCCCGACGACCTGCTGACCTACGACGGCATGACCAACCTCGTCGGGTACGACGTGCGGGCAAGGCCGTGGGCCATGCTGACCGCCCGCGACCGGGTCGAAAAGGAAACCGGCCTGCGGTTCGGCACCGTGCGCGGCGAGGGTTATTGCAAACTGACCGCAGCTGACCTGCCCGGTATCGGCATGGCCGCCCGGGCCAAGGTCAGGGGCCTCGCCAAACGGGCCGCCGCCCGCCTGACCCGCTTGCGGTACAATGACGTCGACACCCGCTTGCAGGCCCGCCTCGACGCCGAACGGTCGCTGCTGTTCGCGATTGGCGCGGTTGCCTCGACAAGGGGCCACCACGTCGCCGCCCTGACCAAGACCGGGCCAATCGTGGCCGAGGCGGTTTTCGACTATGTTAGGCGCGACAGCGGGGCCGGAAAGGAACCCGCGCCATGACCGACCTGCTTGCCCTCATGGCCGCCCGACAGGCTGGCCTCGACGCTGGCGACCGGGCAGCGGCCCACGCCGACCGGGTCACCCCGGGGTGGCGACGGCGGGCAATCAATTTCGTGTACCGGTACGCCCGAACGCACCACCAGTTCAGGGCCGAACAGGTCAGGGCCGAGGCCGAGGCCCGGGGCCTGCCGCTGCCGCCCGACCGGCGGGCATGGGGCGGAATCATGCGGTGGGCCGAACGCATGGGCATGATCGTCGCGGTCAAGAAAGAGGGCGGAATCGCCGCCCACGGTTCCGACGTGACCCTGTGGCAAAGCCGGGTTTTCGAGGGGGTGCCAGCGTGACGCATAGCCAAAACAAGCCCCCGACAAATCGGTATTTACAGGACTCGGCCAAGCCGACGCTGAACCGGGCCGTGCGGCATGAACCAGATTGGTCGGGCAAGTGCCTCGCCTGCGGTGCCACCCCGACACACCCGCTGACCGGCCTGTGCGGCCCCTGCACGTTCGGCGAGGCCGAAACGGTCGGGGGGAACTGGTGAATCCGTCGCGCCTGGAACGGGCCGCCGTGGCCCTTGCGGCCAAGCTGCACGAGGCCCGCCCGCACCTCGACAATGCCCTGACCATCGCGGCGGTTCACAGCTGCCCCTACAAGGGGCCGACCTACTACCGCGAACTGGCCGCCCTAGAGGGCGCGCTGGCGACCGCGCCCCTCGACCGCGAAATGATCGAAGACCTGCCGCGCATGATTGAACTTGAAAAGCACACGGCACCGGATTCAGACTACACCGCCGGGTGGAACGCCGCCCTCGAACAGGCGGCGCAGCTGGCCCGGTTCGTTTTGACGAAAGGATAGGCCATGCTTGCCCTCGCATTCATGATTGTCGCCGCCCTGCTGTTTCTGCTGGCGTCGATCAACCCCGCTGCGCTGGCCCCGCATCAGGGCCGCCTCATGCCGCTTGGCCTGCTGTTCGCGGCCTTGTCGTGGCTGGTCGTCAACGTGCCATAACCCCGGCCACCATGACCCCCACCGAATTCGAGGCGCTGGTGACGGCGCTTGAAATGGAACCTGCGTTTAGCGGCAAACTGGTCGCTGACATTCCAGAGCTGGCCGCGCCCCGACTTGCGTGGCGGCGGCGGTCATACCGCTTTGCCAACGGCGCGTTCGGCCTCACCATTTTCAACCTTTGGCTGGCGACCTCGCCGCAATATGGCCTGTGGTGGCTGTCGGCGCTGTCGGTCGGCCTGATGACGTGGCTGCTGTGGTGGTGCGAGGGTCAGGCCCGGGCCATGACCCGGCAGCTGAAGCGGCGGGCGGCGGTGCAGCTGGCCCGCGACCTCGCCGGGTTCGACCAATAGCTGGTCTTGCCTCGACCTCGAAAATCATTGAAAACCCCACCGCCAAAGAAAGGGCAAAGAACTGAAAATGCCAATTGGGAGTCAATGCCATGACCGATCAGTGGAACGGCGAGGAACGCCGCAAAGAGGACTCTGACCAGCTGCGAACACTCACTGCCGATATTGTCGCCGCCCACGTTTCTAATAACTCGGTCGCAGTGAACGACCTGCCGCAGCTAATCGCCAATGTTCACGGCGCATTGCGCGGCCTGGAACAGCCGACCGAGCCCGAAAAACAACAACCGAAAGTGCCAATCCGGCAGTCGATCAAACCCGATTACATTGTCTGCCTAGAGGACGGCAAACGGCTGAAAATGCTGAAGCGCCACCTCATGACGCATTACCAAATGACGCCTGACCAGTACCGGGCCAAGTGGGGCCTGTCGGTCGATTACCCCATGGTCGCGCCGAACTATGCCGCGCAGCGCCGCAGCTTGGCGGTCGCAATCGGCCTCGGCACCAAGCGCCGCAAGTCAGGCAGGGCAGCGGCCAAAAAATAAGGCTGGTGGTGGCACAGGCCCGGTGTCCGAATCCCCTGCCTGTGATACCACCGACGCCGCCGCCCCGGGGGGCTTTGCGAGGCGGCGGAACAGGGGAACCCCCCGGTGCTGCGGGTGCCGGGGGGTTTCTCTTTGAAAGGAACTGCCATGACCATCACAAACCTTGGGGTGCGCTGCTGCTCGAACTGCCGTTATTTTCAGCGGGCCGATGACGACCACCCGGGCGGGGAATGCCGCCGTCATGCGCCGCAGCTGGTGGTCGCTGCGATCACGCCGACCATGGCCGACGCCGCCCTGCCGGGTGGCGCATGGCCCGACGTCAAGGCCAGCGATTGGTGCGGTGAATTCGCTTTTTGCGAGGCCTGAATTCGGCGCTTGACCAATAGGGCAGATTGCCCTACTTCGAGTCGTACCGGGGCAATGACGCCCCACCAGACAAGGGAAACAAGACCATGACCACCACCACCGCCAAGACCGCCCGCAAGGTCGACCCCGCCAAGAAAAGCGGCAAGGCCGTCGAGGGCGAGGTTCGCGCCGTCGCCAAGTCGCTGCACACGATCACCGTGCTAGTTCAGGTCGCCCGCCTGCACGGCGAATTTCAGACCAAGCAGTACCCCAAGGAAAAGCTGATTGCCTCGGCCATGGAAACCCTCGGCCTCGCCGGTCGCCCCGACCCCTACGGCCTCGCCGACAAGGCCCTGAAGCTGCTGAACGCCTAACCAACCCGGGGCCACGCCCCACCAATCGAAGGGAAAACCAATGTATCAGTTCCAGATTCACTTTAGCCGGTACGACCTCAAAAAGTGCCAGCGGGTTCGCAGCACCCCGACGTTCACGCTGGCCGAAAGTTTCGACGGCGCAGTCACGATTGCCAACGCAATTCTGACCGGCCTGCGGAACGACCCGACCGGCGAGTACTCGATTGAAAGCCTGTCGCAGGTCGGCAGTCAGGGCCTCGACGCCGACCCCGCCGGGGCCGGAATGTTCGCGGTCAAGGCCGACGCCTAACCAACCCGGGGGCGGCCAAGTGCCGCCCCACCCCCTGAAGGAATGAATGCCATGACCGAACTATTGACCCGCGCCGACTGCTGCACCCTTGAGGAACTGATCGCCGCCCTGACCCAAGCCGCGACCGACGCCGGTGACCACCCCTCGACCGTGTACGTTCATCTGAACGGGGCCGACCGGGTGCTGGTCGAACTGGTGCAGATCACCCTCGGCGACCGTAGCAAAGTGCGCGACATAATCCTGCGCGCCTCGCCGGTCGCGCCATGACCCGCCTGACCCTCGCCGTCGCCGCCATGGCCGTAACCACCTCGACCGGCGCGCTGGCGCAGACGGTCACCACCGACTGCTACAGCCACAAGAACCGGGTGCATTGCCGGTCGTCGGTCACGCCAAGCTGGTCTGACACCCTTGGCGAAATTGCCGCCATGGCCGCCGCCAGCCGCGAACGGAAAGCACAGCGGCTGATCGACGAGGGCCAGCGCCAGCTGACCCCCGAACAGCTGGCCCGGGCGCACCCGGTCTTGCAGACCCCCGACTTTGACCGAATGCGGGTCATTCAGTTCATCAGCAACAAAGATTGCCCGGGCGCGCACCGGTTCGCAGCTGGCACCAAGAACCCGGCGACCATTGCCCGGGTCGTCGAATTCTGCGGGCCAGCGACCCCCTGACCTGATAGGGTGCCAGTTCCCCAACCCTGACCCCCGGCCTAACCCGCCGGGGGTTTTTCTTTGGGCAGCAAATGGCCCTGCGCCGAATGCCAACAGCGCAGGGCCGGGAGAGGCAGGCCATGCCAGCGACCTGCTTGCCCACTAGATACCCGATTGCCGTGTCAATTCGGAGTCCCCAAAATGGGGCATGGCCGACCAATCCGAAACGTGGGGCGTGTTGCGCTGCCATAGCCTGCAGACCCTGCAGCTGGCCGACAGCCTCGCCGCGACGGGTCTGGGCGGGTGGTCGCCCCGGGTGCCGCTGCGCCGCCGCCTGCCGCGCCAGCGCCGCACCGAGTACCGTCTGGTCGCCCTGCTGCCGTCATTCGTGTTCCTGCCGTTCGATCACCTCGAACAGGCGCTTGACCTCGCCGCTGCTGGCAAGGTGCCACCGCACCGCCCGTTCACGTTCCTCGGTGAACGGCCCGCCCTGCCGGTCGAGCAGCTGCAGGGCCTGCGGGCGACCGAGGCGAGGCGCAAGGGCGACCGCGACGGGTTCGCTGCATTCTCACCAGGCGGGCAGGTTCGGCTGCTGTACGGCCCGTTGCACGGCCTGCTGGCGACCGTCGTGGCGCGCAAGGGGCGCGACCATTGGGTGGTCGAGGTGGCCGCCCTGCACCGCCGCCTGCTGGCCCCCTCTTTCCTTTTGCAGGCAGTGGCCTGATAATACGCCCCGGGTTCGCGGCCCCTTGGGGCTGACGAGGGCAGGCGTTGACGGGGCTGGTGTCGGACAACCAACCGCCCCTGCCGCACCTAGGTCGAGGCACCTGTCGCCCGGTCAGGTGCCACTGCATTGCCAGCTGACCACGACCACCATGACCGACCGGATGAACGAACGAATGCGCGGGCGCAGGGGCGTGGCCCAACGCCGCCGCCGCCTGCGGGCCGAACCCCTCTGCCGCGATTGTGCGGCCAAGGGCATCATTCGGGCGGCGACCGTTCCTGACCACATTCGACCGCTGGCACAGGGCGGCCTCGACGTTGACGAGAACGTGCGCTGCCTGTGCGCCGACTGCCACAAGTTCAGAACCAATCAGCAGTTCGGTCGCCGGGGCGGGCGCCCCATCGGCCCCGACGGGTGGCCCATTTAGGTCGGAGCTGGGTGCAAACGGCCACGAAACCCACCGGGGGCGGGGGGGGACGGTCAAAAGTTCACAGCCGGGGGAACCGGACACCGACCCGGCACCCATCCTTTTGCTAAATCGCGTTTTTCCGGCCCCTCGTGGCCGCGATAAAGCGCCCCATGTTGCGAGATTTTCCCATGCCCCGAAAATCAGCGGCGGCGGCCCTCACCGTGGTCGCCAAGACCCGCATTGACGGACGGCAGCGGCCACCCGCTGGCCTGACTGCCGCACAGCGCCGACTGTGGGAACGGGTCACCGCGACCGAACCCGCCGACCTGTTCGCGACCGAGGCCACCCGGCAGCTGCTGACCGACTACTGCAAGCACTCAACCGCCCTCGACTATTTCAGCAGGCAGATCGACGCCCACATTGCGCTGGCCGAAATGCCTGAAGACAAGCGGCCCGCCGACGTGCGGCTGCTGTCAATCAAGGAAATGGACTCCCTGCTGGTCATGCGGGCGCGGGAAACCAAGGCCTGCATTGACGTGGCGCGCCAGCTGCGCCTGACCAACCGCAGCCGGTACACCGACAAGCGGGCCGGAACGGCGGGCAGGCACATGGCCGAGGGCAACCTTGCCGAGGGCAGCAGCAAACCGTGGCACGTCGCAAGTTAACCGAGGCACCCGGGCGACCGGGTAATAATGGCCCGGGGGGTGCCAAGCGCAGAAAACCCCCCACCCGGGCGGGCCGCAACATCGCTTGGATTGAACGGTACTGCGTCGTTCCCGAGGGCCGCGACCGGGGCCAGCCGGTCAGGCTGCGGCCATGGCAGCGGCGCGACCTCGTCAAGATTTACGACAACCCGGCAGGCACCCGCACCGCGATCATTTCGTTCGGCAAGAAAAACGGCAAGACCAGCCTCGCCGCCATGCTGCTGCTGCTGCACCTGTGCGGGCCTGAAGCGGTGCCGAACTCGCAGCTGCCAAGCACCGCGCAAAGCCGCGACCAGGCGGCGGTGTTGTTCGCGCTGGCCGCCAAAATGGTGCGGCTGTCGCCCCGCCTGAACGCCGTGCTGGTCATTCGGGATTCGCTGAAACAGATTTACTGCCCCGACCTCGGCACCCTGTACCGGGCATTGAGCAGCGAAACCTCGACGGCCCACGGGCAGAGTCCGATTTTCGCGGTTCACGACGAACTCGGTCAGGTGCGCGGGCCGGTCAGCGAACTGTTCAATGCAATCGAGAATGCCATGGGGGCGCACGAGGCCCCGCTGTCGATCATCATCTCAACGCAGGCCCCGACCGACGCCGACCTGCTTTCAGTTCTGATCGACGACGCCCTGACCGGGCGCGACCCCTCGGTGGTCGTTTCGCTGTACACCGCCGACCCGCAGCTCGACCCGTTTTCAGTCAAGGCGCTGCGCGCTGCGAACCCGGCATTCGGCGATTTTCTGAACCCGAACGAGGTCAAGAAACAGGCCGCCACGGCCAAGGCCCTGCCAAGTCAGGAGTCACTTTTCAGAAACTATGTGCTGAACCAGCGGGTCGACCGGGTCATGCCGTTCATCAGCAAGTCGGTCTGGCAGGCCAACGGCGCACCGCCTGCCGAGGATTGGGGGGCGGTCGAGGTCTATTCAGGACTCGACCTTGCGGCGGTCAATGACCTCACCGCCCACGTCGCAATCGCGCAGATCGAACCCGGGCTGTGGGACGTCAAACCGACCTTTTGGTTGCCCGGTGCAAACCTGCTCGAAAAGGCCCGCGCCGACCGGGTGCAATACGACGTCTGGGCAGAGCAGGGCCTGCTCGAAACGACGCCCGGGTTCGCGGTCGAATATGAGTTCGTCGCCAAGCAGCTGTTCGAGTTCGAGCAGACTCACAATTGGCGGCGCTGTGCGTTCGACCGGTGGGCCATGAAATTCTTGCGGCCTTGGCTGGTCAATGCCGGGTTCACCGACAAGCGCCTCGACGAACTGTTCGTCGACTTTGGGCAGGGGTTCAAGTCAATGACCCCGGCGCTGCGCGACACCGAACAGGTGCTGTTGCAGGCCAAGGCGCGCCACGGCAATCACCCGGTTCTCGGGTTCTGCGCGGCGAATGCCGTGGTCACCACCGACCCGGCAGGCGGTCGCAAACTGAACAAGCACAAGTCATCGGGTCGCATTGACGGGCTGGTCGCGCTGGCAATGGCGTTCGGCGTTGCGCCGACCACTGCCGCGCCCGGGGTCGACCTCGACGAATGGATTAAGGCGGTCGCAGCATGAACAGGCCCGCGACATTGACGGCGTACCTTGGCGGTATCGCTGAAGCGGTTCGGCGCTTTCCAGGCGGCGAGCAAAAGGAAATTGTGCCGATTGGCAGCGACCCGCAGCTGGCCGGTTACTACGGGGCCAGCCGACAGGACGGCGTGAACTTTCGCACCAACATGGTCACGCTGGCCGAGTACCAAGACACGGTGCAAATGGGAACGGCGGCGGCGCTGTCGCTGTCGGCAGTCTGGGCCTGCGTCAACCTGCTGTCGGGTACGCAGGCATCGCTGCCGCTGCTCGTGTACGAGAACGTCGGGGGCAAGCGGGTCGTGGCCGACGAACACCCGCTTTACTACCTGCTGCACGACAGCCCCAACGCCGACCAGACCGCCCTCGACTTTTGGGATTTTGTCTGCGCCACGATTGAACTGCGCGGCAACGGGTACAGCGAAATTCAGCGCCGCCTGGACGGCACGGTCATCGCCCTCGACGTGCCGCTGCCCCCCGAGTTCGTTAAGGTCAAACGGCAGCAGTCGGGGTCGCTCGAATATACCGTCACCCGCGACGGCGAAACGCGCACCGTGCCGCAGGAAAGAATGCTGCACATTCGCGGGTTCGGCGGTCACCCGCTTGGCGGCCTGTCGACCCTGACATTCGCCCGCCGCACGTTCGGCGCGGCCATGGCAACCGAGGGCGCGGCGCGCACCACGTTCAGCAACGGCATTCGCACCAACGGCGCATTCATTTCGGAACACCCCCTGACCAAGGAACAGATGAACGAGGTCGAGGAAATTCTGCAGGAAAAGTACGCCGGGGCGATGAACGCCGGTCGACCGCTAATCCTGAACCACGGGATGAAATATGAGTCGATCACAATGAATCCCGAGGACGCGCAAATGCTCGAAACCCGGGGGTTCTCGGTCGAGGAAATCTGCCGGTTCTTTGGGGTGCCGCCGTTCATGATTGGTCACACCCAAAAGTCGACGTCGTGGGGTACGGGCCTCGAACAGCAGACTCTCGGGTTCCAGAAATTCACGCTGCGCCGCCGTCTGAAGCGAATTGAAATGGCGCTGGAAAAGCAGCTGCTGTCGCCCGCCGACCGCGCCCGTGGGGTGACCATTGAGTTCAACCTAGACGGCCTGCTGCGCGGCGACAGTGCCAGCAGGGCGGCCTCGTATCAGTCGGGAATCCACAACGGATATTACACGATTAACGAGGTCAGGGCGTGGGAGAATCTGCCGCCGGTCGAGGGCGGCGACGTCGTGCGAATCCAGATGCAGAACGTGCCGATTGACGAGGAACCGGCAGCGGCCGGCCCGACCGCCGACGCGACCGCCGCGACCGCCGCAGGCCTGCCCGCCGACGCCGTCGTTCAAGACACGGCGCTGAACGGGGCGCAAATCGCGGCGCTGCAATCCATTGTTCAGTCGGTGGCCGACGGGCTGCTGCCGTCTGCCAGCGCCATTGAAATGATTGTTACCGCATTCCCGTCGCTGACCACGGAAGACGCCCGCGCAATCGTGGCCCCTGCGGCCAATTTCAAACCCGCATAAACCCCAAGGGGAATCGCCATGCAGCTGCTGCACAAAGACTTTCGACTCGACCTGAAAGCGGTCGACGACGAGGGGGTCATTGAGGGTTACGCCAGCGTGTTCGGCGGCGCGCCAGACCTGTACGGCGACGTCATCGCCAAGGGCGCATTTACGGCCAGCCTCGCCGCCCACCAGCTGGCCGAAACCGCGCCGCTGATGCTGTGGGGCCATGACGGTTCACAGCCGCCCATCGGCAATTGGGTCGAGGTCGCGGAAGACCGCAAAGGCCTGTGGGTCAAGGGAACGATCGACCTCGACGACCCCCTCGGCCAGCGGGTTCACCGCGCCCTCAAACGCAGGGCCATGAAAGGCCTGTCGATTGGTTATGAAACCAAGGAATCCGAGGCCGACCCCAAGCGACCAGGCGTTCGGATTCTGACCGCCGTTGACCTGTGGGAAATCTCGCCGGTGAACTTTCCGGCGCAGACCCGGGCGGCGGTCGACACGGTCAAGAGTTACGCGACGGCGGGGTGCCTGCCGTCACTCAAAGAATTCGAGGGTTACCTGCGCGAGGCAGGGTTCTCGAAAAGCCAAGCCACCGCAATCGCGGGCAAGGGCTTGGCCCACCTTATTCGGAGTGAGTCCGGCGAGGGTGACCAGCGGGCCATGTTCCTGCGTGGCCTGAAGGGCTGAACGCCCACCACCTAGTTCAAGGATTCCAATCATGACCAAGACCAGCCTGCTTTGCGGGGCATATCCGCTTGGCCCGATGACTGCTGCCGAACGTGCGACCGGCAGGTATATGCGCGGGCCTGACCACACTGCCGACGGCGACGGCACCAGCGGCGACGGCCAGACCGTCGAGCAGCTGGCCGCCGAAGTGCGGGCCGAATTCGACAAGCGCATTGACGAGGTGAAAGCGGTTGCCGAGGAAGCAATCGGCAAGGCCGCCAAGGGCGAGTTCACCGACGCCGACCGCAAGAAAGTCGACGACGCCCTGAATGACCGGGCCGAGAGCAAGCAGCGCCTCGACGAACTCGAACAGAAACTTGCCCGCCGGGGCAGCAGCGAACCGACCACGCCGCGCACCCCCGGGTATCAGTTCATCGAGTCCGACGAGGTCAAGCAGTTCTGCGCCAATCCGACGGCGGGCCGCCGGGTGGGGGTCGAGGTCAAGGCGATCATTTCCGGCGACAGCGGCGCAAGTGCCGGGGCCGCCGGTGACCTCGTGGTGCCGTTCCGTGTTCCCGAGGTCGTCGCCCCGCCGCAGCGCCGCATGACGGTTCGCGACCTGATTACCCCGGGCCGCACCAATTCGAGCTCGATTCAATATCCGGTCGAGACGGCGTATGTGAACGCCGCCGCGACGGTCGCTGAATCGGGGGCGGTGACCAAGCCGCAGTCTGACCTGACGTTCGACATTCGCACGGCAGCGGTGACCACCATTGCCCATTGGGTATTGGCGACCCGGCAGATTCTCGACGACGCCCCGATGCTGCAAAGCTACATTGACGGCAGGCTGCGGTACGGCCTCGCCTACGCTGAAGAATTGCAGCTGCTCATGGGCGACGGCACCGGCACCAACCTGAACGGCATTTACACGCAGGCCACGGCCATGACCGACCCGGGCATTGTCGCGACGCCGCAGAAACTCGACGTGCTGCGGTTCGCAATGCTTCAGTCGTCACTGGCCGAATATCCGGCAAGCGGCATGGTGCTGCACCCGACCGATTGGGCAGGCATTGAACTGACCAAGGACTCGCAGGGCCGGTACATCATCGGCGACCCCAAGGCCGACGCCCCGGCGCGGGTCTGGGGTCTGCCCGTGGTGGCAACGCAGGCCATGCTGGTCGGCAAGTTCCTCGTCGGTGCGTTCATGTTGGGCGCGCAGATTTTCGACCGGCAGGACGCCCGGGTCGAACTGTCGACCGAGGACTCGGATAATTTCAGGAAAAACTTGGTCACCATCTTGGCCGAGGAACGGCTGGCCCTTGCGGTCTATCGGCCCGGTGCATTCGTCAAAGGAGACTTTGCCGCAATGATTACCGCCCTGACCACCTAACCCTGTCCGACCCCGGGCTTGGGGGCGGTGCGTCTTGCCGCCCCCATTTTTTCAGAAAGGAACTGCCGCCGTGACCAAGCCAAGAAAGCCTGCCGACCAAGCACCGGCCACCGCGCCGCCGGTTGAACCCGGCATAATCGAACCGGTCATTTATCCACCGAACGGCGACAACGGCGGCGACGCCGAACAGCTGCCGGTCGAGGAACCCGACGAGGAACCCGACGAGGTCGCGGAACCCGACGAGGCCGACCATCCAGGCGAACCCGAATCCGAACCGAAAGGCTGACCGCCATGACCGACAAGACCAAGGCCGAGGTCGCGCTGACTGCCGACACCGACCCGATTCTGACCGACGAGGAATTCGCCGACCTCGACACCGACGGCGACGGCGTCGTTCACCTGATGGAGTCCGAACTGATTGCCGGGGCATTGAGCAAGGACGCCGACGAACCGCAGCAGCGGCAGAACATCGTCATTCATAAAATGGAAGTGGAAATGAACAGCGACGGGGTCGCGCCAATCGACCCGACGCCGCCCGACCCCGAGGCCCCAATCGACTCCCGCAAGGGTGACGAACCCGGGCCAAGGCCGACGCTGCACAGCAAGCGCCGCTAGGCCGAACCAATGGCGACCGCGCCCCCCGAACCCCTCGACCTCGAAGACGTCAAAGAATATCTGCGGGTGACCGACGACGTCGAGGATTCCAAGATCACGGCCATGATTCCCCGCGCCCGCCTGTGGGTCGAGGAACACACTGGTATCGCCCTGATTGAACGGCAGTTCACCGAACTGCACACGCCACGAGGCGGGTCGGTCAGGCTGTACCGGGGGCCGCTGGTCGCGGTGGGTTCGGTCGCCTACGTTGACGGCGAGGACGCCGACCAGACGTTCGAGGCGGTGGCCTATCCACCCTCGACCAAGCTGACCGGCGATTGGCCCGCGACCAACAACGGCGAACCGTTCACGGTGCAGTACACCGCAGGCCTCGCCGCCGACCAGATCGACCCCCGCCTGGTCGGCGCAATGCTGGCCCTGATTGAGGGCGAATATACTGCCGGGTTCGCCTATCCCGACGACACGATCACGGCAGCGACGAACTGCCTGTTTTACCTGAAGTTCATTGCGCCATGAACACCGGCAAGTTCGACCGTCTGGTGACGATATGGACTCCGGTGGCGACGGCCCTCGACGGGTGGCATGAACCCGCCGACGAACCGCCGACCGGCATTGAGGTTGACGCATGGGCGTCAATCAAGACGGCCCCCGGCACCGAACGCTTTGCCAACGCCGAAAACGCCGCGACCGCCCCGCTGCAGTTCTTTTTCCGGTGGCGCGCCAACCTCGTCACGCCGCTGTCGGTCATCAGTTACGACGGCCAGCAGTACGACGTGAAATCAATTGAGGAACTAGGCCGTCGGCAGCGCCTGCGGGTGCTGGCCGTGGCGCGACTTTCGACCGAGCTGGCGACGGTTCGGGCGGTGAACTAGTGGCCGACGGGGCCGAGGTTAAAGGGTTTCAAGAGGCCCGCGAATCCTTGCACGAAATGAGCAAGGCCATGCAGCGCGGCGTCGGCAGGCGGGCGCTGTTCGCCGCTGCCGAGGTCATTGCCGCCGCCACCCGCGCCCGCGCCCCGGTGTCGAGCGACCCGAACGACAAGACCCCCGGGTCGCTGAAAGCGGCCCCCAAGGCGGTCACTGCCAAACCCGGCAAGCGGGCGCTGGTGCAGGCCGCCGTGCTGGTCGAAGACCCGGCGGCGGTCAGGGTCGAGTACGGCAGTGTTCACAACAAACCCGCCGAACCGTTTTTCAGGCCAGCAATCGACGCCACCAAGGCCGCCGCCACCGAGGTCTTTGCGGCGCAGCTGGCGGTCGAGGTGGTGGCCGCCGCCGAACGGGCGGCCAAGAGGTCAAAGGCAGCTGCGAAATGATGCTTGGCCCCGCTTTGATTGCCCGCCTGGAAAGCGCCGCCGACGTGACGGCGCTGGTCGCCGACCGGATTTATTGGCTGGTCAGGCCGCAGGGCCAGACAGACGACCTGCCTGCGATTGTCCTGCAGCTGGTCAGTGAGGAACGGGCGCAGCACCTCAAGGGCTGGCAGGATATGTTCGAGGCCCGCCTGCAAGTGGCCTGCATGGCGACCCGCTATTCGATCAGTCGCCAGCTGGCCGAGGCCGCAATCGCGGCGCTGGTCGAGGTGGCCGAGGTGACCGACCCGGCAGGCGACGACGTGCTGTTTTGGCGGGCGGCAATCGACGGCCCCCGCGACCTCGGTGGTCAGGATGACACCCGCTTTGTTCACCGGGCGGTGGTGGACATTTTGTTGCGGTACGGAACCGCCGCCTAACCCAAAGGAAACCAGAAAATGGCAGACGACCAGCTAGCCGGTATCGGCTGGGGCGGCGAGTTTTGGCTGTCCAACGGGGCGACCCCGACGCCCGTGCTTACTGAACTTGTGCAGGTCAAGTCTTTCACCCTGCCGCAAGACGAGGTCGAACAGGTGGAAACCAGCCACCTGAAGTCACCCGGTCGGCGTCGCGAATATGCCCCGGGCATGATCGAGGGCGGCGAGTTCGAGGTGGTGCTGAATTTCCGCGCAGGCAGCGACACCGACCAGCTGCTGGCCGAGGCGTTGACGGCAGGCGACACCCGCGACTTCAAGGCGGTCATTCCCGAACGGGGCGTTCCGGTCTGGGATATTGAAGGCGAGTGCATCGTGTCCGGTTACGACCGGGGCGAGGTGAACATTGATGACGCCATGGAAGCGACGGTAACCTGCAAGATCACAGGCCTGCCGGTCGAGGCCGCGCACACGATTACCGGCACCGAAGTCGTGCTGCCTGAAGTGGCCGCCAAGGAAAAGCAGGCCGAGGCCGACAAGGCCAAGAAAAAGGCGGCCTGACCATGGCGAACAAAGTGTTCGGCGAGGCCATGCTGACCCTCGCAGACGGTCGTGAACTGACCATGCGGTTCGACTTTGGCGCGCTGTGCGAGGCTGAAGACGCCGCCGACAAAGGCACCGAGGCCATCATGAAAGAAATGGCCTCGGGTGGTGCGCGCCTGTCGACCGCCCGGGCCATGCTGTACGGCGGCCTGCGCCACTATCACCCCGACGTCACGCTCGACGAGTGCGGCGACCTGCTGATGAGTGACGGCAGCGCAGTCAGTAAGGCCATGGGCGACGCTATGCAGGCCATGGCCGACAGGCAGCAACCAAACCCTCGGCCCGGGGCGGCGGCAGGCAAGAAAGCACCGCCCCGTGGGATTGGGATTCGCTCCTCGAATGTTGGTGCGAAAGCGGCCTAGACCCGGCGCAGTTCTGGCGACAGACGCCCCGCACATTTGCCGCAACAATGCGCGGTCGGGTCAAAGGCCTGACTGAACGCATTGTGCTGGTCGCGCACCAGACCGAGGCCATGGCGCGGCAAAAGGTCTTGAAGTCGCCCGACCACTACCTGAACGGCAAGCACCAGCACCAGCGCCGACCGGGTGCGCGGGCCGTCGCCGCCGCCATGCTGCAAGCTGAAAAGCGTGGCCTGAACGTCACCGTTCGCCGCCTGGAACCCGGGCAGCACCGCCTGCTGCCACCACCCAGAAAGGACTGAAAAGCCAATGGCTGGCACCGTTCTCGGTTACCTGAAATTCATGCTTGGGTTCGACACGGTCGCATTCAAGAAAGGTATGACCGAGGCCGAAAAAGACCTCGTGCGCCTGCAAAAGAAAATGGAAAAATTCGGCAAGGGCATGGCCGACCTCGGCAAGAAAATGTCGATTGGAATCACTGCCCCGCTGACTGCCTTTGTTGCGGTCGGCATTAACGAGGCCCGCGAAACCGCCGACGCCATGGCGCAGGTCGAGGCCAGCCTGAACTCAATGGGCGGAGCGTCGCGCAAGACCGCCGCCGAACTGGCCGACGTCGCCGACGAACTGGAACTGCACAGTGTTTACGAGGCCGACCAGATTCTGCGCGACGTGTCGGCCAACCTGCTGACGTTCGGCAACATCAGCGGCGAGACGTTCAACCAGACGCAGCAGGTCGTGGTCGACTTGGCGACCAAGATGAAAACCGACCTGCTTTCAGCGACGCTGCTGGTCGGCAAGGCATTGAACGACCCGGTCAAGGGCATGGCCGGATTGGGCCGCGCAGGCATTCAATTCACCGCCTCGCAGAAAGAGGTCATCAAGACGCTGGCGACGACCGGCCACCTCGCCGAAGCGCAGGCCATTATTCTGAAAGAATTGCAGCGGCAGTTCGGCGGTTCGGCGCAGGCCGCGCAGAATGCCGACCCCTACAATCGGCTGTCGGACTCTTTCAAAAATCTCGCCGAGTCAGTCGGCACGACCCTGCTGCCGTTCCTCATTGAGTTCAGCAACAAACTGGCCGACCTGCTTGACGATTTTTCGCGCCTGTCGCCCGCGACCAAGAGTCTGATTGTCACCCTCGTCGCCGTCGCCGCAGCGGCTGGCCCGGTGGTTTATGTCATCGGCAACCTGATTACCCTGTTTGCCAGCGTCAAGGTCGTGGCGCTGTTCGCACAGGGCCTGCTTGGCCTTGCCTCTGCCGAGGCGGCAGCGGCGTCGGGCGCGGTCGCGGCGGGCGTCGCGATCAACACGCTGCTGTGGCCGATTGGCCTGATTACCGCCGGGGTCATTGCCTTGTATGTGGCATGGCGGAATTGGGAAAAGATTCAGGCGATTGCCGCAGGCGTTTATCGGGCTGTCGAAAACTTCCTCGGCCCGCGCCTGACCAAGCTGCTGATGAACCTGTTGGGGCCAATTACGCTTGTCGTGAAAGGCTTCAATGCCCTGATGAATCTAATCGGTGGCCCCGCCAAGGCCGAACCGAAAATGATTACTGACACGACCACGGCATTCGCGCAGCTGAAGTATGAATTCGGGCAGGGTGCCGCCAAGGCCGACGACGCGGCGGGCGGAATCACCAAGGTCGCCAAGGCGGCCAAGGCGGCCAAACCCGAGGTCGACAAGCTGAAGCAGGCATTCGAGTCCATGTGGAACAGGCTGTTCCCCGAACAGGTCAAGTTCGACGAGTACATGGCCGACCTCGCGAGGATAAACAAAGCCCTCGCCGACCACAAGATCACGCTTGAAGCGGCGACCGAGGCGGCCCGCCGGTTGCATAACGAGTACGCCGGAATGCCGACCATCGGCGCAGGCCTGCCCGACATTAAACTCGACACCGGATTCGACCCTGAAGAACAGATTATCAAGGACGAGGATTGGGAACGGCAGCACAAGGAAAGCCTCGACAAAATGGTTGAGGCGAACCGGGCCAAGACGCAGGAAATGGCCGAGGCGTGGGGAAAAATGGCGTCGGAAGCAATCGGCAGCATGAAAGGCATGGTCGACGCATTCAAGTCGGGCGACATTCTTGGCGGCATTCAGAAACTGCTCGACGCCATTTTGCAGGTCACCAAGTCATTGCGGACTCTCGGGGTCTTTGGGGCCGTCGGCGGCGCGTCTGTCGGCAGCGCCTCGGTCGGCGGGGCGCGGGCCGGGTTCGGCGGCGCGCTGGCGCGGGGCGGGCCGGTCGTACCGGGCAAGACCTACATGGTCGGCGAGAACGGCCCCGAATGGTTCAGCACCAAGCGCAAGGGGTTCGTCACCCCGAACAGCCGAGAGGCGCAGCCGCAGCGGGTGGTGGTCGTGCCGTCGCCTTACTTTGACGTCGTGGTCGACAGCCGCGCCGCCAACGTCGCCGCGCCCATGGCAGGGCAGGCGGCAGTGATTGGCGTGTCGGGCAGCGAGGCCCGCATGGCGCGCCGTTCCAGGCGAAACCTGTTGGCGGCCTGACCATGATCGACCTGCCTGAATATCCCTCACCAGCTGGCGCGACCCCGGGCCTGCTCGACTTTGGCGCGTTCCTGACCCCGTCGCTTGGCGGGCCGGTGCAGCGAGTCGAACGCATGGGCAACCGGTTCAAGATCAGCTGCACCATGCCGCCCATGCCGAACGCCAAGCTAGGGCGGCAGTGGGTGGCGCGGCTGGTCAGGGGCAAGCAGGAAGGGGCGCGAATGCCGTGGCCCCTGCTTGGGTTCGACCCGGGTTCACCGGGCGCGGTGCTGGTCAATGCCGCCGGTCAGTCGGGCCGGTCGCTGGCGATCAAGGGCGCGACCCCGAACTACACGTTCCGCGAGGGCCAGTTCTTTTCAATCGTCATCAATGCGCGGCACTACCTGTACATGGTCACAGTCGAGGTCATTGCCGACGCGACCGGCGTGGCGACCCTCGCAATCGAACCAATGCTGCGGCTGTCGCCGCCCGCCAACGCCGTCTGCAATTTCGGCAAGCCAATGGTCGAGGGGTTCATCATGGGCGACTCGTTCGCGTGGGAAATGGCCCTTGCCAATTTCGTCGGGGTGTCATTCGACCTCGTCGAAATCGAGTAGGCCATGGCCCTTAATTCGACCGTCTTGCTGCTGGCCGGTCTGGTTGAGCTGCAGCTGCCAAGCCGCACCGTGCGGCTGTGCGACGGCGGGTTCCTGAACTGGCCCGGGCGGGGAATGTTCACCAGCCAAGACTCCAAGTTCGGCACGATTGAATCGGTCGAGTCCATTACCGACGCCGTCGGCGACGAGGCCCCCGGGGCGCGGCTGACCCTGCTGCCGACCGAGACTGCCGCCGCCAGCGACCTGTTCCAATCGAACGCACAGGGGTCGCCCATCCTGTTTTGGCTGGCCGAGGTCGACCGGGCGACCGGCCTGCTGGTCGGAACCCCGACCCTGCTGTTCCTTGGCATGGTCGATTTTATGCGGCTGTCGGTCGCCAAGAACCAGCGCAAGGTCGAGGTCGAATTCGTCGCCGCCGCCGAACGGTTGTTTCTCGTTCGCGAGGGCAACGTGCTGACACCCCGGTTTCACCAAAACGCTTGGCCGGGTGAAAACGGATTCAATCACTGCACCGGCAACGCGACGCAAGTGCCATGGGGAATCACCGGCCCGCCCCGGGGGTCGATTTATTCAAGCGGCGTCTGGATTCAAAATTGACCAAGCGGGCCAAGACCAAGCCGGTGCCTGACCTCGTTCGGCGCAACCGGGCGCTGACCGCGACCATGGCGAAATTCGCGGGCCAGCAGCAGGTTCTCGGTCAAAGCGACTGCGCCCTGCTGGTGCGGTTCCACCTTGTCAAAATGGGCCACCGGCGACTGCCGAAACCCGGCCCCTACTCGACGCCCAACGGGGCGCGCCAAGTGCTGAAAGGGTGGGGGTTCGACGACCTCGAACAGCTGTTTGATTCGCTGCTGCCGAGGATTGCCCCGGCGTTCATGCGACCCGGCGACATTGCGCTGGTCAAAGCGGAACCGGGCGCGCCTGCGTGGCGGGTCGGCACGGTGGTCGTTTCGGTCGGGCGCAAGTTCCTCGGCTGGCACCCCGACCACCCGGTGCTGGCGATCATTGAACCTATTGTCGACCAACCGTTCATCGCAGCCTGGAGAGCGTGACTTGTCAAAGGCGGCCAAGATTGTCGGCATCATTGCGACCGTCGTGGCGATAGCGGCGTCAATCGCGATTCTCGTCGGGTCGGGCGGGACGTTCGCGCCGTTCGTCTTGCTAACGTGGTCAGAGGTCGGAGCAATAGCGGGGGCCGTGGCGGCAGTAGCCTCTGCCGTCGCTGTCGCGACAGCCAAGCCCCCCGATGCAAGGGGCAGCGTAAACCAAGTGGTCATCGGTCGGAACTCGGCTGTGCCTTATGCCATGGGCCGCACCTACGCAGGCGGAATGCAGGTTTATGACAACAGCGCAGGCGAGGACAACAAAGACCGCACCCAGATCATGGTGCTGACGGGTGCTGGCCCGGTCGAGGCGATTGAAGACCTGTTCGCCGATTACACGTCAATCACGCTCGACGCCTCGACGGCAGACCGCATCAGCGGGCAGGCGGTCGGCTATTATGACAATTTCCTGTGGGTCGACTCCCGCCTCGGCACCCGGCCCGATACCGCCCTGCTGAACCACCCAACCCGCGCCCCGCTGCGCGAATGGGATTCGACCTACAAGCTGTCAGGGTTCGCCGCCTATCGGCTGACCATGAAATTCGACAAGGACGCCAAGCGGTACGGGTCGGGGGTGCCGCAGTGGGGGTGCGTGTTCAAGGGCGTCAAGGTGTACGACCCGCGCCTCGATTCAACCTACCCCGGCGGCAGCGGCCCGTGCCGGTGGAATGACGAGTCGACGTTCACCTACGGCAGCGGCACGACCCCCGGGGGCGAGAACCCGGCAATCCACGCGCTGAACTATGCCCGGGGCCGGTTCATTGAAAAGACGGCGGCGGGGGTGGCGCTGGTGCCGCCGGTCAAGATTGTCGGTTGCGGGTTCGAGTTCGACCAGATTGAGGTGGCGCAATTCGTCGAGCTGGCGAACACTTGCGACGCCAACGGGTGGGTCGTCGGCGGCCTGATTTACGAGGCCCCGGGCCTTTCCAAATGGGAAAACCTCAAGCGCATTCTGGCCGTCGCAGCTGCTGAACCGGTCTGGTCGGGCGGCAAGCTAGGAATCAAGATCAGCGCGCCAAGGGTGTCGGTCGTGACCATCGGCCTGCCTGACCTCGCCGAAGGTGAACAGTCGGTGCAGGCCATGAAAAGCTGGCGCGAAAAGGTGAACACGGTGGTTCCCCGGGTCAGGCTTGAAGACCACCGGTGGGAATATACGCAGTTAGAGGAAGTCACCAGCACGACCTACCTGACCGAAGACGGCGAACCCAAGATTGCCGAGGTGCAGTTCGACCTCTGCCAGCGCCGCGACCAAGGCGCGGAACTGGCCGCCTACACGCTGGTCAATGGCCGCGAATTCGGCCCGGTGCAGCTGGCGCTGAAACCAAGTTTCATGGTCTTCAAGGTCGGCGAGGCGGCCACCCTGAACATTCCCGAACTCGGCCTTGTGAACCAGCTGTGCATTATCACGTCGCGGTCGGTCGACCCGGGCAACGGCACGGTCGTCGTGACGCTCGAAAGTGAAACCACGGCCAAGCACTCGTTCGCCCTCGGCCAGACCGGCATTGCACCGCCGACCCCGACCATCGTGCCGCCGCAGGAACTCGACGAGACGACCGGAACGCAGCAGGTTTCGGTGACCGACGTGACGACCCTGATTGCCACCAGCAGCACGACCAACCTGCTTGCCACGATCAGCACCACCGGGGCGGTGACGGTGTCGGCCCATCAGCGGCTGTACACCGACAAGACGGTGGCGGTGACCGGCGCGACGGTGACCGCCCCGGCGGGCGCGGTGGTCGGTGACACGGTGGTCATTTTCTACGACGACGCCGACCGGGCGGGCGGCGCGGTCGCTTACCAGGCGGCGCGCATTCCCGCCAGCACCGGCCAAATTGACGCCTACTACCCAAGCGTGACCAACCCGTACCGCCATTTCGTGGTGGCCCTGCCGGTGCCGAGTACCGGCACCGCGACCGGCGGCAGCGGCGTCGGCCCCGGCACCGGCGGCACCGGCGGCGGCGGCGCAGGCGGCGGCGGCGGGTGGCAGGAAACCGAACCAATCTAAACGAGGAGTCACCGGCATGATTAGCCCGGGGCGGTATGACATTAACGCCGACCGTTGGGTGGCCTGCGTTCGCACGTTCACGTTCGTCGGCAAAGACTTTACCGGCGCGACGTTCAACAGCGAAATTCGGCTGACCAAGGACGCCACCGGCGCGGCGCTGGTGACCCTGACCAATGCCGCAGCTGGCGCGCAGGGCCTGCGGGTGGTGGCGGTCTATACCGACACGGTCGCGAACCACATTGCCAACGGCCACCTGAACGAGGTGCCGCCCGGGTACAAGCTGACCGACACCGTCACCCTGACCGAGGTGGCGCTGCGGGTGAACGAGGTGACCATGGAATCGCTGCCGTTTCCAGGCGAACGCGGAAACGACGCCACGCTGCAATGGGACTTGCACATAACCCCCACCGGGGGCCTCAAAGATAAGTACCTCGGTGGTGACTTTGTCGTTCGCGCAGGGGCCACCCAATGACCAGCCTGACCATTTTCGAGGCCTCGCAAAAGGCCGTCATTTACGACAGCGACTTGGCGATACCGGTGTACGTCGGCGGCGGCGACGGGCCTGCCGGTGCGGTCGGCCCGCCCGGGCCAGCAGGGCCAGCCTCGACCGTACCCGGGCCAGCGGGGGCCGACGGCAAGACCATCTTGAACGGCAGCGGCGCGCCTAGCAGCGGCATCGGCGCGAACGGCGATTACTACATCGACAACACCGCACACGCGATTTACGGCCCCAAGACCGCAGGCGCATGGGGGCCGCCGACCAGCCTAATCGGGCCGACCGGCGCGCAGGGAATTCAGGGCATTCAGGGGGTCGCCGGCCCTCGTGGTTATTCGGTTTTGAACGGCGCTGGCACCCCTGTCGGCGGCACCGGAATTGACGGCGACTTTTTCATTAACACCGTCGCGTGGACAATTTACGGGCCAAAGACCGCAGGGGCGTGGGGCGCACCGACGTCGCTCGTCGGGCCTGCCGGTGTCGCTGGCCCGACCGGGCCAGCTGGCCCCACTGGCCCGCAGGGATTGCCCGGGGCAGGGTCGACCAGCGACACCCCGTTCGGCCCCGCATGGGACGGCGTGACCAACGTGTCGCCGTCACAGAACGCCGTGTTCGACAAGATCAATTCAATGACGGCGGGCGGCGGCCTGACCGACGGCGACAAGGGCGACGTGCTGGTGGCAAGCGGCGGTGCGTCGCTGACCGTGCAGAGTGCGGCGGGCGACTTTACGGCGTCGGGCCTTGTCACCTCGGATATGGCCGGGGGCGGTTACGTTAGCTTGAGCGACGCCGGAAATGAAACGGTCGCTCTATTGGGAACCCCCACCGTCTTTTACCAGCTATGCCACGGGCAATTTTTCCTTGGCGACTACGATACTGAAACTGCGTGGGCGACCATCAATTCGGCGGGAATCGACTTGCCAGCGGGCAAGGTCTTTTCGGTTGCCGGGGTGCCGGTCGGCGGCGGTGGCGGCCTGACCGACGGCGACAAGGGTGACGTCGTAGTCGGTGGCACCGGCACCACCATGACCGTCGAAAGCGCCCCCCCCGCCGACGGGTCGTTCGACGTGTTGGGCCGGGTCAATATCGTCAACAATGCGAATACCGCACTCACAATAAATGCGGGCAACCTGACCAATGTTTTTGCCGTTGCGATCAGCAACGTCGGGGCCGGAACCGCTGGCGTTTTGCTGCAGGCCAGCGACGGCGGCGGCATCTCTATTAACCCCTGCAATTCTGGCGACGGCGTCAACAATCAAATTGTCATCGGGTCGGCCAATCGGACGCAATGGTTTCAGGTCGCCAATCAAGCGTATGACGCCAGCCCCCACGCTTTCATGTTCACGCAATCGGCAGGCGGCACCCGCGACATAATCCGAATCATGAACGGTCAAGTCGGCGGCACAAACGACTTTGTGAATTGCCGCGACTCAACCGACGCGATCAAGGCGCGGATTAAGGCCGACGGCAGCATTGCGGCAGCGGGCCTGTCGTTCACGGCCAACGGCACGTTCGCCGCTGGCAGCTTTTACAAAGATGCAACCTATGGCCTCGTCATGGCCTCGGTCACCGGCAGCGCCAGCGACGCCCTGTTCGTTACCCCGGCGGGGGCGTCGGTCTGGCAGGTTCCGACCGGGACGCCGAATGTTCGCTTTTACGGTGCGGTGACCGTTGACGGCACACTAACCGGCGCAGGCCTCAAAACGACGAACGGGGTCATTACACGGAGCGACGGGAATCCAATCGTCAATGGCCGGGTCGGGGCCAGCACCCTGTTTTACAATAATACCGGCGGCGTTTTCGAGTTTTGCAACAGCAGCAACACCGCGAAAATTTCGCTGGATTGCGACAGCGGGCTGTTCACATTTACCGGCAAGGTTATCACCACGGCCTCGGCAGCGGGCGGAGCTGGCCTCAATTTACCGCACGGCGCGGCCCCCTCGGCCCCGGTCAATGGCGACCTGTGGACGACCACCGCCGGGTTCTTTGTTCGGGTCAATGGGGTCACCAAGACCAACGCTTTCACCGATTCCAACATCACCGGTTCGGCGGGTTCGGTCGCCAATGCCGCCACCTGGAACAGCAGCGGCGCGGGCGTCGCCTCGGGTACGACCTACGACGGGTCGGTGGCCCGCACCCTGTCGTGGAACACGATTGGCGCATTGCCCCAGACCCCGCGCAAGAACACCTCGACCAGCGCGGCGACGCTGGTGCCGACGTTCAGCGACGACATTGTCGAACGCACCACCCAGACCGTCAACCTAGCGGTGTCGGCCCCGACCGGCACCGCGATTGACGGAATGAAACAGGTCGTTCGCATCAAGGCGACGGCGGCGGCGCTGACCTTGACCATGAACGCAATTTACCGGGCGGTCGGCGTCACGTTCCCGGCCACGCTGACCAATGGCAAGTGGCTTTATCTCGGCTGCATCTACAATGCGACCGACACCAAATGGGACGTCGTCGCACTCGCGCAGGAAGCGTAGGCAATGGCGACCAAAACCGTCTTGCTTAACACCGTCGGGGCCGGGACTTGGACGTTGCCCGCTGACCTCGACACGTCGGTCAATGCCGACGTCGTTTGCATCGCCGGGGGCGGCGGCGGCGCTCGTGGAACAAGCGGCACCGGGTCAGGCGGCGGCGGCGGCGGCGGCGCTTGGTCGAAGACAAACCTATCGCTTGCCGGAATGACTCCCGGTTCGTCGTCGGCGTTTATCAATATCGGCAACGGCGGGGCCGGTTCGTCGACTAGCGGCGGGTCGGCGGCGGCGGGCGGGTCGACTTGGCTGAACCGCAATTCAAACGCCTTGCCGACGACGACTGCCGAGGGTTGCTTGGCGCTAGGCGGAACGGGCGGCGCTAACTTTAGCGGAAGCGTCGGCGGCGCGGCGGGGTCTGGCATTGGCACGACCAAGGCGGCGGGCGGCGCGGGCGGCAACGGCAGCAGCGCGTTCAGTTCGTCGGGCGGCGGCGGCGGTGGCGCGGCGGCTAGCAGCCTCGGCACTGGCGGAACGGGCGGCAATGGCGGCGCTCTAAACTCGGGCGGCGGCGGCGGCGGTGGCGGAACGGGCGGCAATGGCAATTCGGCCACCAGCGGGCTTGGCGCGGGCGGCGGCAATACCTTTACCGGCGCGATTGGCGGCACCGAGGCAATTGCCGGAACCAATGGCGGCGGCGGCGGCGGCGGCAAAGGCATTTCGTCGGGGTTGGTTTCGGCTGGCGGCAGCGGCGGCGCGGGAACCGAAGTTTCGATAACGACGGGCGGAACGGCGGGGTCATCCGGCGGCGGCGGTGGCGGCGGCGGGCGCGGCGGCGGCGCGGGCGCGAACGGCGGAAACGCTGCCGCCTACGGCGGCGGCGGCGGCGGCGGCGGCGGCGGGTCGACGTCCGCCAATGGCGGCAACGGAATTCAGGGCTGCATCATGGTCACCTACACGGTCGCGGCGGCGACCAGCGGCAATATGCTGTTGATGTTCTGACATGACCCGCCGCCGCAAACAGCGCCAGCTGGCCTTTCTGATTTTCGGATTGCCGCGCCTGGTCGCCTGTTTGCTGCTGGTCGGCATGGCCGCCCTGCTGTGGTACGCTGCCACCCATGCCTGACCGTCGAATCTCGGCAATCCTGTGGGCCGCGTGGGGCGCGCTGGTTTCGATCATGGTGGTTCTGTGGCTGTGCGGGCGGGGCCATGGCTGACCCCGACGAGGCCCCGGGCAGCGGCCTGTGCTGCGTCGCCGTGGTGGCGCTGGCATTCGCGGCCCTCGCCGCCCTGCTGTGGGTGGTGACCGCCGGGTTCAGATAGGCCAGCAATCGAACGGAAACGGGCCGTACAGGCGAATGACAGGGCGCGGGGTCTTACGGGGCCGCCGCGCCCTGCTTGCGTTCAGGGGGCCTTATTTGCCGATACGGTGAACCGCCGACAGAAACCCGTTTTCCTCAATCGTGAATCGCAGGTTATTGCCTAGGCGGGCCTTGGCCTTGTTCAGCACTGTAATGGCGGTTTCAATGCTGACCCCCTGCTTGGGCAGCTGCAAGTTCAGCGGCTGGTCGGGGAACATGACGTTCGGCACGACCAGCTGCGGCGCAGCTGCCGGGGCCGGGGCGGCCTGTGGCTGCGGGGCCAGCGCCTCGGCAGCTGGTGGCTGCTCGACCGGCGGCGTGGGGTGCTTGGTGAACCCGGTCGGCAGGGTGCCGGGTGGCATCTGAAAGACCAGTTCGGTGCCGTTATCCTCGTACAGGGTCAGGCCGACCGTGGGCAGGAACTCGACTCGCTGGTCGAGGGCCGGAAACACCGACCGGCCCATGGTTAGACGCCACGCCCCACTAACATTGAACCCGGCGACGAGGCCCCCCTGAACCTTTTTGCCGGGTGGCACGTCGGCCTGCTTGACCACCAGCAGGGGCGGCGCTTGCAGATCGACCGACGGGCGCAGGCTGAATTTCCAGTGCGCGGCGGCTTTGCCGTTAGGGGTTCGGAACCTCTTTAAGAGTTTCGAGGCGGCGGGAATGTGCAGCACCACCAGCTTTTCATTCATTCCAAAATGGGCAATGGCCCCCTTGCGGGCGCGGCCTCTTTTGCGGGGCGGCGGCATTGCATCCAGGCGGGGCGCGCCGAGTTCGGTCATGGTCTTTCGTAAGTCTCTCATGGCATTCTTTCCTGCGCGCCAATCACTCGGCGTTCTTGGGACTGTTAAAAAGCGGGTGGCATTGCCTCGGCTGAACACGAGGCGGTCGTGCTTGCCCCGGTTGTGAAATTCCATTTCGACGCCCGGGTAAAATTGCAGCTCTTGTTCGACAGCTTTGACTATTGGACTCGCACTCATGGCGGTGACTCCTGCGGTTGTGAGGCCCGACGCAAAACAAACGGGGGAAAAATCCCCCGCTTGTCAAGATCATCGGGCCGAAACCCGGTTAAGAGTTAACGCCAAAACGGGGCGCAGCTGCGCCTAGGCGAGGCCTGCCCGTTCGAGCAACAGCCTGATTGCCACCCGGGCGGGGCCAGTGATTGACCGCGCCCCGCTTTCCCATTTCCGAACGGTGTCTTTGCCGTTCGGCGGTTCGAGTTCGAGGGCGTCGGCCATTTCCGACAGGGTCAGGCCGAGGGCGTGGCGGGCGTCTTTGATTGTGGCCGGGTCGGTCAGGTCGATCACTGCCTCGGTTCCCCTGTCGCGGTGACGTCGGCGGCCTCTTTGCCTGCGTCGGTAATGTACCAATCGCCGTGGGCGTTGGGGCGCAGCAGGCCCTGCTCGACCAGCCAAGCAATGTTGCGGCGTTCGGCGACGGCCTCGAACCCCTGAATGTGCTGCCGGGTCACGACGCCTAGGTCAGGGCCACCGTGGCGGCCATAGCGCGCCCCGCGCAGGATTCGCAGGCGGGCGCTGGTCAGGTAGGTCATTCGCTTTCCCCCTCGACGACGTGGGCCGGAATGACCCCACCGTCTTTTGAATCTTTCCAATCGACCATGGCGGCGTCAAGCAGGGTCGCGCCAAAGCTGACCCCGCCCCTGCAGCTGGCGTCGGCCAGCCGCAGCACCCGCCGCAGGCCGAACTGCCGGTCGAGGCGCAGCAGCTGCGGGCGGGTCAGAATGCGGAAGTCGTGCGCCCGGTTGACGGCATAGTACCCGGCCCGGTTCTGCGCGATCAGCGCGCCGCCGGTTCGTTCAATGGTGGTCGGGGCGTACACGCAGCCCCGGTACTCGGCCCACGCATGAATGAACGGTACGGCGCTGTCGCCCGGTTCGCGTTCGATTGCGGGCCGGGGTTCAAACGTGCCGAACACGAGGTTCGCCCCCGGCACGTCGAACACGAATGCAGCTGACCGGTGAATGCAGAGGCCGTGCGGGCCGACCCGGTAGAACATTTGTTCACGCTGTTCGCGGGCAATGGCGGCGGCCAGCAGCTTCAGCGGCGGCAGCTTGGGGGCCGGGGAACCGGGGGCGGTCATTGGCCGCGCCTCGCAAAGGCGTGGGCCACCTCGAACGCGACGTGCGCTAGGTCGCCGCTGTTCAGCTTGCCAATCTGAAAGCAGAGTTCGCGCAGGGCGGGCGGGCGCGGCTTGAACATCGCCTCGACCAAGCCGCTGCTGTAGGCGACCCGGTGTTCGGGGAACCCGTCGCTGGCGACCGGCGGCACAAAGTCGTCGGCCAGCTGCGGCATTGCCGGTTGGGCCTCGACCGGGGCGGCCAGCTTGTCGTTCAGGTAGGCGATCAGGTCGGCCTTTTGGTCAGGCACCAGTTCGAGGTGCCAACCCTTGCCGTCGACTTTCGCCTCGTCTTGGGTTCCGGCGTAACGGCCTTTGGCGGTCAGGTAGAGTCGCATTGGTGTTCCTTTCATGGCGGGCCGTGGTGGCCCTGTGGGTTCCGCTGGTGCGGTTAAGCGGGCCGCCGGAACGGCCCGCTAGAGCGCAACAGGTCAGACGACGTCGACTCCGTCTTTCGGTATGGGGCGCAGGGTGACCTCGGTGCCGCCGTTCGGGCCGTCGCGCAGGGTGACCTCGCAAACCCGGCCACTGACCGCGACCACCCTGACCGCCCCAATCAGGTCGGTGACGCAGTCGGCATTGGTGACCGAGGCCAGCGGCGGGTCGCCTGCCCATTCGCCCCCATAGGTGCAGAGCAGCCAATCGTTGCGGGTGGGCAGGTCGAGGCCGTCGCGGGCGGTGACGACGTCGGTGTACCCGTCGCGGCGGCGAACAAGGGCGTGGCACCCGCCGCCGGTGCAGCTGGTCAGGAACCCCTGCGCGGCCAGCTGGTCGACTAGGCGGGTCACTTGGCACCGCCAAGGTGGGCGGCGACGAGGAACCGCATTGCGACGGTGACGGGGCCATTGATTGCGGACTCGCCGCTTTCCCACCGGCGCACCGTGCGCCCGCCGCCGGTGCCAAGCAGCAGGGCGTCGGCGAGGCCAGCGGCGGTCAGGCCGAGGGCCATGCGGTGGTCGCGGAATTCAGA